ATGGTCAACAGCAAGCCCGTCCACAGTATCAGGCACAGCCCCAACAGGCTCAATTTACGGAAGACGTGCCTTGGTAATTTTTCCACAGGGAAGGTACAAAATGAAGAAAAACTCTGCAAAACTCAATGAATATAACAAGGTCTCCCCGTCTGGATTCTGCCAGATGGGGAGCACTGAAGTGCCCTATTATCGCATGAATGGCAACCGTTTGTGGTTTGACAAGAAGGCGATTGAACGTGTTTTAACAGGGAAAAATCAGCATAATTTGCTTGGGCAGTACAAAGATGCGCATAATCACGGCAAGGTTTTTGACACAAACCGGAAGGAAGTAGTGGATGTTATCAGCAAAACCGGGGTCAAAAATTATCTTGAAAAAGCTTGGAGCGTGTCTGATGAGCGTCGTCACGACTATTATTCTGGCTTAAAAAGTATCGAAAATCCGCGAGAAGAAAAGGTGTCAGAGCCTTTGCAAATACCTATTTTTAACGCAGATATCAATGTAAAAGTCAATCCTTTTATCAAAATTTACGAAAAAAACGGACAGGTTTTCATCGACTACACGGTAAATGGACGGTCTTTTGATGAGAAAAAACACAATCTTGCGGCGATGTTAATCAGCGCAGCGAATGGAATTATGACAGGAAACAAGGCTGTAAAGCTGAAGGAAGTTGCATGAAGAAGTGGATTAAATTCAGCACAGATATCCATCGGGACAGGAAAATTTGGAAGCTGTCAAAAGATGCTCAGTTGGTTTTCTTTCACCTTTTGAGCATCGCAGGAAATGAAGACAAGGGAGGAGAACTACCTCCCTTTGAAGATATCCAATTGGAGCTTTGGTTTCTTAAATACAGCGAAAAAGCACTGAAAAGTACAATCAATGAGCTTGTAAAATCAGAAATAGTTTCAGTAGAAGAGAACGGAAAATTCAGACTGACAAATTTTGAAAAGTGGCAAATTTCAGATAAAACAAAATCTGAAATTAATCATGATTATTATCTCAAATCAAAAAATAAGAAATCTGAAATTCAGACAAATTCAGACTTAATTCAGACCGAGAAAAATCTGAATTCAGACTTAATTCAGACTGAAAGTCAGACTGAATTAAGAAAAGATTCAGTCGAAATTCAGACGTTAGAAATAGATATAGATAAAGAAATAGAAATAGATAAAGAGTTAGAAAAAGAAAATAAAAAGAAAAAAGAAAAAGAAAAAGTCGGAGTTGCTAACGCAACATCCGCACACACATCCAAAAAAGCCCGTGGGGAGTTGAAACCTTTTGGAATTGCAGAAAATGTAATGCTCACGGAAGAAGAATATCAATCCCTTTGTGAAAAGCTTGGAAAAGAATCAGCTGACGAACAGATTGAAGCACTGAGCCTTTACATGGGTCGAAGCGCAAGTAATGCCAAGAAATACACGAATCACTATTTGACGATACTGAGTTGGGCACGTCAATCAGGAAATTATCAGAAATCCTCTCACCCTTTGAAGGAAGAACGAAAATCATGGCGGGAAATCGCTGAAGAAATCGCTGCGGAACAGGATGTCGGTAGTGACAGCGGTGATGTAATCGAAGGGAATTTCTTTGATTCTGGTGAGGTGGTTATATGATGACGATAGAAAATATTGGCGATATGCTCGACTTACTGGAATCGAATTACGGGCAGAAATTCTATGATGGCGTGAACCGGAAAAACGTTGTCAAGACGTGGCTCGTCATGTTTCGGGACGACGATCCTGCTCTTGTAATGCGTGGTGTTCAGGATTGCATCAACACCATGACTTACAAACCAACCATCGCGGATGTACGCAAAAGGATGGCAAAGGCGAAAGTTGGCAGACAGATGACAGAAATTGAGGCTTTTCAGGCAATAAAAGACGCTTGGAGAAAAGCTACAAACCGGGAAAAGGCGGTGCAGTTATTCAACGAATTGCCCCCGATTTGCAGAAAAATCGTTGGTACAGCATCGCAGTTGAGGGATTGGCAAGCTGTTTCAGAGGACACCTTTGAGACCGTTGTCGCATCCATGATAGGGCGTGCCTACCGTGAATATGCAGAGCAAGAGCTGACGTACGCCATGCTCCCGAAGCATTTGCAGACGGAATCGAATTACATGATTACTGCCCCTGAACAGGAAGCGCTCCCTGAACCTGAGTATCAAAAATCCGTTGATGAAATCATTGCCGAAGCGAATAAAAAATCAGCAGAGCACGGGATGCAGATGACCCCCGAATTGATGGAGAAAAACGCATCGAAAGTACAGGCGTTTCTTACCCCGATGACTGTGGAAGAGTTGAAGAGGATGGATGAATGATAACTGAATACGACAAACACATAGCGGAATTACAACGGCGAATCGCTGAATTCCAGAAAAAGGAAAAAGAAAAAGAAGAAGTAGAAGATCCGTGGACAGAGGAAGCTGTTCGCATCGTTGGGGAAAAGATAATTGCCAATATCGAAGCTCAAGAAAAGAGGGAAGATGAGAACTGATGACATGCGCTCTTATATGAAGTGCTGTAAAAACTGCGGACATTGTACTTATTACAGATACCTGAAAAGATACGAATGTGGTGGTGTGGAGGTCAAGAAGAATGGGATATGTGATCGATGGCAGAAGGACTGTACGCCAAATGAAATCATGAAAAAAATTGATAAGAAACTAAAAGAACTGGAAAACGTGGAAAACGGTACTTACAAGCTTAAAGTATACCCTGCATTACGGACAAATTACCGTGAACAGACCGATGAGGAGATGAGGGAAAATGATTCTAACTGACAGCCAGCTAATAAACGAACTTGAAAAAATGATTGATGTAAATAAATCAGAAGGTGTGACGGCGGAAGCGTTGCTGTCTCAGGTAAATCCGAATACCATTGACCTGACGATTTCGGGACGGTACAAACGCCCGAATAATATAAACAAATCAGTTGTATATGGCTTTACATGTGAAAAAGAGCGCATGATTTATGACCTGACATACTGGAAAGATTGCTTTGCGGAAGATTTCATCCTTATGAAGCCCGGTGATATCATCCTTGGCGCATCCCGTGAGTATCTGACTATGCCTGATAACATTTGTGGGCAGCTGTTCACAAAGTCTTCTTTCGGGCGGATGTTCCTGAACCACATGATGGCTGGAGTCATTGACGCTGGATTCCATGGCGTTGTGACGTATGAACTCAAAAACGAGGGCGTTCATACGGTCAGAATTCCTGTCGGGGCGAGAGTGGTGCAGATGATGTGTTTCGGTTTGACGATAGCCCCGGACAGACCGTATGGCTCGGCTACACGTCACAGTAGATACCAGATGGCGCAGTTGGTGGAAACATCGAAATGGGACGGAGTTGAGCGCTAATGGCAAAGTATGGGTTTGGGTACTTGGGTAGCAAATCGCAGATTGCAGATGAGATAATTGCAGCGTTACCTTCTGGAGAGCGATTCGTTGATCTGTTCGGGGGTGGTTTCGCAATGTCTCACTGTGCTCTGCTTAGCTACAAGTACAAAAAGGTGTTGTATAACGACATTAACTCCCTTACGGTGCAATTGCTGAAAGATGCGCTTGCTGGAAAATACAATTACGCCGTATTCAAACCTGAATGGATAAGCAGAGAAGAATTTGACAAAAGGAAATATACAGACGGTTATGTGAAATGGTGCTGGAGTTTCGCAAACGACGGGAACGGTTACATATACGGTAATGATGTTGTGGATTTAAAGCACGCAGGACATGATTTCTGCGTTTACGGAACGCCAATACCCGGTCTTGACTTTCAGGTGGAAACGACAGACATAAAACAAAGGCGATTGGCTCTTTGTAATTATGTCAAGAAGTCAACGGGCTTTAGAAGCCCGTTGACTGAGATAGAGAGCTTAGAGCGGATAGAGAGATTAGAGCTTCAGAACCTTGAATCACTGGAAAGGCTTCAGAACCTTGAAATTACCAATATGGATTATCGAGAATACAAATATCAGGCTGGTGATGTTGTCTACTGTGACATTCCGTACCAGAATGGGAGTAATGCTGGGCAAGATTATGACGGAGGTTTTGACGCTGGAGCGTTTTATGCGTGGGCTGTTTCCCGTCCTTATCCTGTGTATTTCAGTTCATACAAGCTCGGTGGGATTTTGTGGGAGAGAGATAAGCTGCAAATCAGAAGCGGAAGTAGTAACAGCAAAGTAAGACGTGAAGTTGTGTACTGCGTGAACGATGATTTTGAAGAGCCAAAAAAATATTTTCAGGGAAACCTGTTTGAGAGGTTGATGTGAAATTCCCGATTCGTGAACTATCGCACAGGATTAGACTTGATAAGCAATATCTTACCAGAATGCGCCCAAAGTGCCCGGTCTGCGGTCTGACGGAAAGCCTGAAGGTCGATTATGACCCTGTTGTCAACGTGAATATTTACTGCAATTATCGTATTGTTTGCACGAACTGCGGGTACACACAAAAAGACTGGCACGATACGCTTGCCGAAGCTGTTGAATTATTTATTTGATGCTAATAAATAAAACGTCAAATTATATAATAACGAGTTTCAATAAAGCCTTGACAAATATATAAATACGTGTACAATATAAATATAAGTTGAAAATAAACGCAGGAGGCTGACAATGACAAACAACGAAAAAGAAATTTGCGAAATGGTTCTGAGTGAAGGCGAAATCATCACCAAAGTCGATACGCTGTCCCGTGAAGGGATTCATGTACAGAGCTGGGCGGTGAAGTACCATGGCGAGAAATACACTCTTACCAAGAACGATGGTGAATGGGTTTACTTTCATCATAACTAAAGGAGGCTGACATGGAAACTTATTTCTGGGGCGCACAGCCTGATGAATGGATCGAGGATGACTGGTATGACGAAAACGGAAATTATCACACAGTCGCCGAGCTGGGCGGGGTTGTGAAGACCGTTGAAGTCGCAAATGATGATGAAGAAATCCCGTTTTGACGGGTTTCTAAGACAAGGGACATGGTTGGATGATGTATGTTGTTCTTTCTTGTTCACGAGTGGATGTGGGGTTCTCCTTGCCTTGCCCATTATCCCACTCTTGTGAGGGACGATGACAAAAGAACAATGGGTAAACAGTATTAGCAAAGATGAAATAGCGTTTAGGATGTTCAAGCGTGGTCATTTCGAACAATCGTGCTTTGATTGTGTGTTTTTCAAAAGCGATGAATATCATCATTGGAAATGCGCATCGGAAGAGCATCTTTCTGAATGTGAAAGACAGTATCAGGAATGGCTTGACGAGGAAATGGAATGACTGGAATTCTTGAAGCAGGGCTGATTACTGTGGTGTTGTTGGTAATATCACTGGCGCTGATTGTCAGTTACTGGTGGTGGAAATAGAGAACGTTCGTAAGGGATGTACCCTTGCGTTTACTGCGGACATAAAAATCTAAGAAAGGGCGGAGTCCCCCGTCCCGCATCAAAAAATTAAGCTCATTTTCGTACAGAAGTACAGTGGAGTTCGCAGCACTGTACACGCCGTCATAGCACAACGGAAGTGCTAACGATTCGTAATCGTTAGATACAGGTTCGAATCCTGTTGATGGCTCAAACACCTGAGGGTGTCAGGGGTAAATTCATGTCAACTTGCCTGTTGTAAGATAACTAACTGCGCTGTCAAGCCCCGGACAGCGCACGAGAACAGTCAGTAAGGGATGTACCCTAACTGTTTTATCGGGCACAACATAAACTTAGAAAGGGCGGCTACACTCCTTCGGCCGCAATACAAAAGTTGTTTTTATCTATGTCTAACCGATACCATTAAACCAGTCGTTTCTGCCCGAGACGGCTGGCAGGGAACACCACGGGAAACCGTGTTAACAAAAGAACGTCGTAGGGATGTGCCCTGCGTTTTACTGTGGAAAATTTTAAGATGAAAGGTTATATACCTGACTTAAGATTTCGAATTTGCGGAAAATCAGCAAGTCCTGTGAACCGCAGGCAGGACTTTTCTTTTT